TTCTGTTTTACTTGATAATATTGTTCCTCAATCTTCAACTACAACTTCCACAAATCTATCTGGTGCTTCTGATGTTGCAAATATACCAGAATTATATTCTTCAACATCTACTATTCTTAATATAGATTTGGAAGCTTTATCTGAAAGAGCAGAAAATACATATTTTGGATATGTTGAAAAGAGTCTTAAATTAGTAGGTCAAACATCTAATGCTCAAGCTACAATTTCTGATGTAAGACTTAGAAGTGATAGTATTGGTAATATAATTGGCTCTTTCTTTATTCCTAATCCTAACGATATAACTACTCCCAAGTTTGATACTGGTAAAAAAGTATTCAGACTTACCAGTAATAAGTTCAATAGTCAAATTCCAGGTAACGTTACTTGCGATGCTACAGATATATTTGATGCATCTGGAACTCTTAATACAGTTCAATCTACTATTATTAGTGTTAAAAATATTCATAGTGATATTATAACCAAACAAGAGTCCAAATCTGTAAGAGGAGAGACTACTACTTCATCTTCATCTCAAGTTATAGATGTAAGAAGATATAATAATCAATCAGCTCCTGCAGATGTTGATAATAATGGTGTAGTTGATAATAGACCTGATGAAGGTTGGAAGAGTCAGCAAGATGTATTCCAAGGACATGCTGATGTTCATGAGGGAAGAGCAGATGCAGTAGTAGATCCAATTGCTCAAGCTTATATTAATATGAGAGGAAGTGATGCTGATCTTGATATGGGTGCAGCTGCTTACTGGTCTACATCTTTAGCAAATGAATTAGGATCAGATGCTTCTGCTGCTGAAATTACAGCTAGAATGGAAGAACATATAGCATTTGCTGATAAGTTAGAAGCAGAACCAGCTTTTGAAGAAGCATGGTCAACTGCTAATGCTGATTTAATTGCTGAAAGTGCTGCTGATATGGCAGAGCAAACAGGAATATCTAATTGGGATGCTCCTGCATTAGATGCTCCATGTGGAGTAGGTCATAGAGATCCACTTGCTCAATCTTTCTGGGTTGATGGAACTGGAGTTTATGCTACTAAAGTAGATCTTTATTTTGGTTCTAAAGATCAATTCTTACCAGTAAGTGTCCAATTAAGAACTATTAAATTAGGAGTTCCTACTACTGAAATAATTCCTTTTGGAGAAGTTGTTTTGGAACCAGATCAAGTAAATGTATCAGATGATGCTTCTGTTAAAACTACAGTTACTTTCCCATCTCCAGTATTCCTTCCAGGTGGACAATCTTATGCACTTGTTCTTCTATCAAATAGTAATGATTATACTGCATGGATATCAAGAATGGGAGAAGTTGATGTTCAAACAAAAGATAAGCCAGAGTCTGAGCAAGTAGTTGTAAGTGCTCAACCTACTTTAGGTTCTTTATTTAAATCTCAGAATGGAGAAACTTGGAATCCAAGTCAATATGAAGATCTTAAATTTACTCTTTGGAGAGCTAGATTTAAAGATAGAGTTGGAAGTGTTAATTTTGTAAATCCACCTTTATTGACATATTCTGAGGATATTCCACCTTTACTTAAAGATTCATTTAAAATCAATTCTAACAAAATAAGAATTGGATTTAATACTACCATATCAGATGCAGGAGTAACTGTTGGAAATATAATTTCTCAAGATGGTAGTAATGCTACTGGAAGGTTAGCTGGAACTGGAGGAACAGCAACTGGTAATTTAACTATTACTAATGCTGGTGTAGGATATACTCCTTCTTCAGGTAGTCAAGTTTATTCTGGTGTTTCTCTTAATACTATTACTGGTCTTGGTCAAAATGCTACTGCTAATATTACCATTACTAATGGGGTAGCAGCTGCTGCAACAATAGCAAGTGGAGGTAGTGGTTATGTTATAGGTGATGTTGTTGGTATAACATCTGTAGGTATTAATTCTTTAGGTAGAGATATTAAATTATCTATTGGATCTGTTACTGGTATTAATGAATATGTTCTTGATAATGTTCAAGGTGAGTTTGCAACTGGTGTTGGTAAGACAATTAGATATACTACAAGTGCTGGAATAGTTACTCTTAACCATGCTGTTGGAGGAGATGTTTGGTTATCAGGATCTCCCACAATCACTAATGATGGACTTCATATTCAAGTCAATCAAAAGAATCATGGAATGTATTCTAACCAAAATACAGTAACATTCACTGATGTAGCATCTGATGTTCCTGCCACTCAATTATCTGCAGACTATGATTCAACTTCTACTGGTTCTATTATATTAGATGATGCAACAGACTTTGCTGAATTTGAGAATGTAGGTGTTGGTTCTACTAACTTGGGTTATGTTAAAGTTGGAAGTGAGATTCTTTCTTATAGTGGAGTAACTAATAACACTTTAACAGGTGTTACAAGAGGAGTTGATTCTACTAAAACGCTAAGTCATAGTCAATTAGATTATGCTCATAAGTATGAATTAAATGGAGTATCTTTGAGAAGAATTAACACTAATCATAATATAGCAAATGCTACTGTTGCTAATCCTAAGGGATTGGATTATTTCAATGTTAAAGTTGATATGTCTGCTAATGGAGTAGATAGATCTGTTGGAACAAGTCTTCCTAAATTACATTTCAATCAAACCAAATCCTCTGGTGGTACTCAGATACTTTCTACTGAAAATATACCTTTTGAAGTTGTAACACCCATAGTTCAGAATATAACACCTCCAGGATCTAATGTAACTGCTCAAATTAGAACAGTTACTTCCTCTAGTATAGATGGATCAGAAGTTCCATATCAAGATAAGGGTTTTGAAGGTATTACTTTAGACGGTGATAATTATATGTCATCTCCAAGAATGATTGCTTCTAGAATTAATGAAACAACATCATTACCAAACCTTCCTGATAATAAATCATTTACTTTAAACTTATCTCTTTATGGTTCTGATTCTTCAATATCTCCTGTAGTTGATTTGGATAGGATTGGAGTTATATTAACTTCTAATAGGATTAATAATCCAATTGATGATTGGATTACTGATAATAGAGTTAATACTTTGAAAGATGATCCTAATGCATTTGTTTATGCAACAAAACCAATTGCATTAAAAGATGGTGCTACTGGAATTAAGATTCATATGGAAGGTCATATTAATATAACCAGTGATATTAGAGCATTCTATGCTATTCCAGAATCACCTAATGATGAATTAATATATCAGCCATTCCCTGGATATCTTAATTTATTCCCCACTGGACAAATTATAGATCCAGCAAAGAATAGTGGATTACCAGACAAAGCACTACCTAAGACTGATGTTATAGCATATACTTCAGAACAGGTGGTATGGAATGATTATGAATTTACTATTGATGATCTCCCAACCTTTAAATACTTTAGTATTAAGTTGGTGGGTACTGGCACTAATCAGGCTCAACCACCTAGAGTTAAGAATCTTAGAGTAATTGCTCTTGCATAACATGAAAGTAAAAGGACATAACGATCTCATTAGAGATAAAAATAGTAATGCTATCTTGAATACCAATTCAAGTGAATATGATACTTATCTTTCACTTCGTGCTAAAAAGAAGCAAGGAAGTGAAAGAATAGATAATATGGAGAATGATTTGAAATCTTTAAAGGATGATATTAATGAAATCAAAACTTTACTAAGAGCACTATCTAATGGCTAAAAACACTCTTACTTTTGATCCTAGTGCAGGTGTTGCCTATGGTGTCAATCTTACTATTAATACAGGAGCAGATTTAGATGCTGACTATACTGTAGTTGGCACATCTGGTACTGCTTTTGATTTTACTGGATATACTGGTTCTGCTCAACTTGCAAAGAGTGTAGCAATTGGTTCATCTTCTTATGCATTAAAAACTTTTGAAGTTGGTTTTACTAGTGCTAAAGGTGGAGAGTTTAGGTTATCATTGGGTTCTACTGCTACTAGAACTTTATCAGAAGGTAGATATGTATATGATGTTTTAATAGGGTCTGGGTCTTCAGTTTATAGAATAGTATCAGGAGATGTGTTAGTTATAGCAGGTATCTCTTCTGCTCCTTCATAAATAAACTTATACTAGTAAAGTAGATAAATGGCGCAACCAAGCACACGTGGAGAATTAATAGATTACTGCAAAAGGCAGTTAGGTGCTCCAGTGCTCGAAATTAATGTTGCAGACGAGCAAATAGAAGATATTATAGATGATGCTGTTCAGTTCTTTCAAGAAAGACATTTTGATGGAGTATATCAAACTTATTTAAAATACAAAATAACTCAAGAAGATATTGATAGGGGAAAGGCTACAGGTGGAGCAGGTATAACAACTACTACAGTAGATACAACAGTTGGAGTTACTACTAGTTTTAGTTATACTGAAAATAGTAACTATCTTCCAATTCCTCCAGAAGTATTAGGAGTAACTAAGATATTCCATTTTGATGGAAGTAATACTATCACTAACAATATGTTTAGTGTAAAGTATCAGTTATTCTTAAATGATATTTACTATTGGGGTTCTACTGAACTTCTTTCATATGCAATGGTAAAGACCTTTTTAGAAGATATTAATTTCTTATTAACTACAGAGAAACAGATTAGATTTAATAAGAGGCAAGATAGATTATATTTGGATCTGGATTTTGGTAGTTTAACTGTTGGAGATTATTTGGTTATAGATTGTTTTACTTTATTAGATCCATCATCTTATCCGAGAGTATGGAATGATTCATTCATAAAACCATATGCTACTGCTCTTATTAAGAGGCAGTGGGGGCAAAATATGTCCAAATTCCAAGGAGTTAAATTACCTGGTGGAATAGAATTAAATGGTATGGAAATGTATGAGCAAGCAGAAAAAGAATTAGAAAGAATTAGAGAGAATATGTCTAATACTTATGAACTTCCTCCTCTTGATATGATAGGCTAATGGCATTAAATCCTTATTTCCTACAAGGGTCTTCTACAGAACAGAATCTAGTCCAGAGCTTAATCAATGAACAGATTAAGATGTATGGAGTGGATGTCTATTATATTCCCAGAAGATATATCACTAAGGCTACTGTAATACAGGAAGTCATAGAGTCTAAGTTTGAGGAGGCAATTCCACTGGAAGCATATGTGGATACATTTGATGGATATGAAGGACAAGGTTCTCTTCTATCAAAGTTTGGTGTTCAGGCACTTGATGATCTAACTCTTATTATATCAAGAGATAGATTTGAGAATTATATTACGCCACTTATTAAGAATATACCAAATATAGAATTAGCAACTAGACCTAAGGAAGGAGATTTAATATATTTCCCATTAGGTGATAGGTTATTTGAGATTAAATTTGTAGAGCATGAGAAACCATTTTATCAGTTAAAAGAGAGATATGTTTATGAACTCAGATGTGAGCTTTACAGATATGAGGATGAAGTCATTGACACAGGAGTGGGTGATATTGATGATAACTTAGAGAAGGCAGGTTATATTGAGACACTTACTCTTGTATCTTCAGGTACTACAGCAGTTCTTACAACTGGTATTGTAGATGGTGCATTATCCAGTGTTACTATTACTAATACTGGAAATGAATACACCAGTCTTCCAAGGGTTGCTATTTCATCTGCTCCTTCTGCTGGATTAACTGCTGTAGGTATAGCATCTATGAGAGATGATATAGTAGATTATGATGGTGAGAAATCTTATAGAATACGTAGGATTGATCTTATTAATCCAGGTTATGGATATACTATAGGTCAAGAACCAGAGATCTACACAGTTGGTGGTGGAGGTGCAGG